CGATCAGGCACAAGAGAGCGCATACATTCTATTGAAGCATCCAATGCGCCGCGATGAAATCCAATCGTGGCAGGATGGGGCGGTAGAGCAAGGAGCGGTGAAATTCAGAGACGTTGACGTTGACACCCTGCACACCAGCAGCGCGTCAGAGACAGACGAGGCTGGCGTCAGAGCATCAAGAGAAGGCAACACAGGCGAAGATCGCTACGACGCCAACAACAGCAAATCCAACAAATTCGACACGATTTGGGTTTATGAGTGTTTTATCAAGATCGACAATCAGGATATGCACTATTGGTATTGCGACAATCAGCTATTGTCAGACCCTATTCCGGTTGAAGATGCTTACCCACACATGGACGGCGAGCGGCCCGTTGTTATTGGCCTGGGATCGCTTGAGGCACACAAAACTGACCCACTGAGCGCAGTTTCAGCAATTGAACCGCTACAGCGCGAAGCAACAGACATTACAAACTTGAGGCTGGACAATGTAAAACAGAATATGTCGCCCATCACTAAGGTAGTGCGTGGCCGCCAAATCCAAATGTCGCAGGTTCAAAACAGATCGCCCGATAGTGTCATTCAGGTAACAGAGCCAGACGACGTATCATGGGATAGGCCACCGGACGTTACGGCCAGCGCATACGCTGAAATGGATCGCATCAATGCAGACATTGACGAATTGGCCGGCTCATTTTCTGGATCGAGCGTAAACACCAACAGAAATCTAAACGAAACCGTTGGCGGTATGCAGATGTTGCAGGCCGGAGCAAACAGCATTGCCGAGTTTGACCTGAGAGTATGGACGGAAACATGGGTAGAGCCAGTATTGCGGCAGCTGATAGGGCTAGAAGAATATTACGAGACTGACGAAAAGGTCATGGCCATTGCCGGTAAGAAGGCAAAAATCGAAAAATACGGCGTTGATGAGTTTACCGACGAAATGCTCGCGAGCGAAGTCACCGTCAGAGTGAACGCAGGAACCGGCGCCGCTGACCCCATGCAGCGCCTAGAGAAACTTAAAATTGCAGCTGAGTTAGTCGGCGGAATTGTAGGCGAGGACATTCAAGGCCGCGTGAAGGCTGATGAATTTATTGACGAGATATTCGGAGCCATTGGCCACAAGGATGCAGTTGAACGCTTCTTTAACCCGGAACAGGGCCAAGACCCTGAAAAAGAGCAGATGCAGCAGGCTATCGAGCAGATGCAGAAGGAATTGGCGGATCGCGAAGCTGAGTTTGCCAACAAAATCGAGGTTGAGAAGATCAGAGCAAGCACTTCGATCATGGAGAAAGACATGGACGGCCAGCACGCACAGGCCGAAATGCAGGCCCAGGCGGCAATCGACGCACAGATCGAGCCAATGAAAATGTTTTTGGAAAACGCCTTCCAAGACCAGAAGTCCGAGAAAGCGCACGAACAAGGCGAAGAATCGGCAGATAACGCGCACATGCGGCAGATCATGCAAAACGCCATGCAATCACAACAGGGCGAAACCAAACCACAAGCAGGAAGATAAATGGACGAACAACCAGAAGAACTAGCGAAGCAAGACGCGGCGTTTTACGAGGAATTGCTGGGAATACGAACGCAGGGCGAGCAGGTCGAAAGAGACATAGCATCACCCAACAGCACTTTAAACGCGATGATGGACAAAGCCTTAGATTTGGCGATGGACGCAGCGCACAACCTATTAGCGTCCGACCTGATAACCGACGCTGGTATTACCAAGGCAAGGCACCACCAAGCAGAGGCAATCCGCTACTTGGACATGAAACAATGGATTGAAGGCTTCCTACAGGACGGAGGCGAAGCAGCACAGCAATTCTATCAAGACAACAAAGACCAGATGGATATGGTCGAAACAGAGGATGAAACATATTATGACGATGAATAATCAGGACGAAAACAACATTCCCGAAGATACACCAATGTCACCGGAGGATGATGAAAACATTGATCGCATTATGAACGCGATGAATGCCAATGCAGCAGCAGAGGCAGGCGAAGGCGAGCCAGAGGCCGCCGACAAGGAAGAAAAACCCGCCCCGGTTGTTGAGGCGGCAGGCGACAAATACCGCGATGCAATCGCAGACAAGTATGACGCGCGGCAGCTGGAAGGCAAAGATGCACAATCAGAAGCCATTGAAGCCGACCCATACACCGGAGACGAAGAAGGCTACCCGGAAGCCGACGCAACAGACGCAGAGCTTGAAGCGCACGCAAACCCGGCGCCAGAGCCAGAACCCGAAACATTCACGTTAAAAGTTAATGGCGTTGAGACACAAGTTTCCAGAGAGGAACTTATCGCAAACGCCCAAATGAATTTGGCGGCAGATCAGAAATTGGATAAAGCGAAGGAGCTTTATGCAGCCGTCAAAAATGGCGCTCTACCGGCGGAGGTCACACCCGACGCACCGCAGGCGGAGCAACCAGCGCAAGAGAGTGTTGAAGCACAGGAAGGCGATGAAACCAATCAACCAGTTGATTTTGTCGCACTTGCTGAACAGCTGCAACTAGGTTCACCGGAGGAAGCCGCAGAGGCTTTGAAACAAACTCTGGAAACGCTACACCCTGGCAACGCAATGTCAATATCCGATTCCAATGTCAGGGAATTAGTGGAAGCCGAAATCAATGCGCGGGCAGAACGGCAGGAATCGGACACCGCGTTACGGGACTTCGCGCAGTCAAACAAGGATTTGACCGCCGACCCACACTTGCGGCAAGTGACACTGGATAACATCTACACCGAAATGGTTAAAGATATGTTGGCAGCTGGTCACAGTAAAGATGATATTGGGAACATGATTGACGGCCCGGAGACGTTGATGAAGGCACATTCTTATATGCGCCGAAATCACAACGGGAACCAAGTTTTTCGTGACCACGCGACGCTTTACAATGCAGCAGGTAACGAAACGCGGCAATGGATAAAGGCTACCAAGGGAGCGACCCCAGGCGGTAAACCAGCGCCAACAAGGGAACAGCGACAGGCAGCCAAGGCAGGCATTGCACCTCAACCAGCTGGGAGAGGACGCGGCACACCGAAAGCAGCGCAGGGCAAACCACGCACACCGGCACAAGACCGGAAAGCGGCGGTGCGCGAGGCAGCCAAGGAACGCGGCCAAATCTACAGCTAAAACAAAAACCCCAAGCGCGAGATTACCCACCGGCTGAACGCCGGTTTTTTTGTGCTTACATTTTAAGGAGTTAGGCTTATGTCAGGTCAACTTTGGTCACGCCCATCGGAAGGTGGATATTTATGGTCGGCGAATTTGTCAAAGACACTTCGCATGGCCGTTCAGCCTCTTACCAAGTTTCGCCAGTTTGCGAACGTGGAAGATGCTACGGATAGCGGCAAACATCGTGGAGATACATTTAATTGGAATGTTTATTCTGATATTGCCCAACAGGGTACAACCCTTGCGGAAACCGAGAAAATGCCAGAGAGCAATTTCACGATTTCACAGGGTTCACTGACGGTAACTGAGCGCGGTAATTCCGTGCCATACACCGGCAAACTGGAAACCCTTGGAGAGCATGACGTCGAAAAGATCATCGACAAAACGCTCAAAAATGACGCTCGCAAGAGTTTCGACATTGCAGCACATGAGCAGTTTAACGCTTGTGATTATCGCGTTGGGCCAACTTCCGGTTCAAGTACGACAGCTGTTACGTTTGAAACTGGCGGCGTTTCCACGATTACCAATGCGGTAGCGATGAATAACGCACACGTTAAGGCAATCAGCGACGGAATGAAGGAACTTGACGTTCCGCCCGCAGCTGACGACGATTACATGTGCATCAGTCACCCATCGACATTGCGTGCGTTCAAAAATGCTCTTGAGAGCATCCACCAGTACACCGATGTAGGTATTGGCAAAATCTTCCGTGGGGAGATTGGCCGGTATGAAAGCATCCGGTTCGTTGAACAGAACCAAATCCCTAAAGGTGGTGCAGCTGATTCCACCACGTTTGACCCGTTGACTAAGACGGCAGACGCTTGGAACGGCGCAGTATCTTCATGGGCATTCTTCTTTGGCGACGATACCGTCACAGAAGCAATGGTTGTTCCAGAGGAAGTACGGGCAAAAATTCCTGGCGATTATGGCCGGGATAAAGGTATTGCTTGGTATTACCTCGGCGGCTTTGGCCTTGTTCACACTGGTACGTCTAATGCGCGTATCTTCAAGTGGGACAGCGCGGCTTAATCAGCCCACCCCGATCCCCTGGCAATGAGGCCGGGGGATTTTCTTTCAACACTCATATGGAGAAATATTATGAGTTATTCAGATGGAACAGACGTTACTTATACGGTAGCGGCTCACGACTTTGGGGCAGGCGCTTTTTCCCTTGAAGTCATGGCAAACGGTAACGGCGTGCTAAAGCGCGTCGAAATCTCAAACGTCACCGAGGCGTTCACCAATGATACGACTGCCGCTTTGATCCGCGTTGGCTATGCAGCCGACCCGGATGCTCAGTGTGAGGTCGATCTTGGCACAACCGCCATTGGTTCGGGAGCGGTCTTTGATGAGCAGTCTACAGGAATGTATGGCGTGCCAATCAATGACGACAACAACCCCGTCCTGATTGCTGGCGTGGCACCTACTGGCGGCACACCAGCTGGTATTGCTGACGTTCAGGTGACTATTCGTTGGTTCTCGTAATCAAAGAGCGGCCCGTTAGGAAACTGGCGGGCCAATCTTTAGTTTGAAGGAAACCGAACAAATGGCTACTAATGAGCAAAACCGGCAATCTATCGACCAAGGCATGACCGACACAGGGGATCGTACCAAGACCCCCTTGAACAAGTCAGGTAAGGCAATGGCTAAAGACGGCTATTCCGTTCTTGATCGCAAGGAAGTCGGTCGCAAAGAGCGTGACGGTCTGGCTGATCGTCATTACAACAACAGCTATTACTACTAATCCGTGAAAGCGGTAAACTCACTATATCCACAAGGAGTATTGGATATGAAAGACGTAGATAAGGCCCGCGACGGCCAGAAGATCAAAACCTGCTACGGGAAAGAAACACCCGGTCAGCCTGACAGCAAGTCAGCTGGCAAGGGTAAAATGGGAGGTTCAACCACTAACCTTTCTCATTCCCTTTCAGGTTCGTCTGCCAATCAAAAAGGCGGCTAACACCAAATAACTACGTGAATAGGCCTGAAAACGCTTGTTCACGTAGTTTCTCACCCATTAACAAATTCAGGACAACAGAACTATGACGATTAAATTGGACAAAACCAAACCCATTTCTCAGATTTTCGGCGGCGGAACACCCGCAGTTTATTACCAGAACGGCAATCACTTCGATGCAGCTGGCGAGTATATCGAGCTAGACCCGAAAGACCCCACAAAGGTCAAGAAGGGTTCCGGCGCCGGTCACAGCAAACAGGACAAGCCAAAAGGAATGAAGGCAGCGTTTGAGGTTGTCGAAGAAAAGAAAGCCCCGGCCCCGGAACCTAAGCGAGAGGCCGACATTGCCGGGCTAATGAAAACGCAAGAAAACGGCGTCGTCCTGGCAGCATGGGCAGCAGGCGAGGAACGTCACCCTTGGTTTACTGTCAAAGCCGCTCTGGTCGATCATTACGGCGAAAACGCACCGGACACAAAGGCCGTCGCGATAGATCAAATTATATCAGACTTAGCAACCAGCCAGGCGGGATAACAAAATGTCATACAAAACGCTGACCGGAGCCAAGACCGTTGAAGGCTCAATCCGTAATTGGGTTAATTGGGATAAGGCACCGGCCACCGTTTTGCTGGCTGACGCAGAGGCCACGATAGGCCAAAAGCTACGCTGCAAGGAAATGCGAACGCTTGTTACCGGCACAATCGCCATTGGGGCAACTTCCATTACCTTGCCGTCCGGCTTTAGAGGCGTGAAGTCTTTGAAGCTATCCGGCGATTACACGAACCGGATTGTAATGAGAGACGCAAGTGAATTTGAGGACGGGCTGACATACCAGACAGACGGATCGCTGGACACCGGAACACCAAGCGCGTGTACGCTGACAGGTGACAGCATCCTATTGAACCGGGAGGCTGACATTGAATACAATTACCGTATGCACATAATGCAGACCCCGACCGCCATGAGTACCGGCAACGACACGAATTTCTTATCAACCGTTTACCCTCACATGTTGCGCGCGGCTTGCCTTTACCACGCAAACCTACACCGCAAAGACATGAAAGAGGCGAGCAAATGGCAGGCAATTATGTCTGACGCCATTCAAGACGCAAACGTGGAAGCCGACGAGGTTAATTCGGCCAGCGAATATAACATGTATTGGGATTCAAAATAATGGCAGACACAACCGGAACAATGATCCAGCTGGTCGATCAAGACACTGGCGGGAACAACAACACATGGGGCGACATTCTCGACGCCAATTGGGTTAAGGTAGCAACAGCGATTGCCGCGCAGGCGTCTATTGCCGTTACTGGCGGCACCGACGCGCTAACAGCAGACCAACAGCGCAATTCATTTATCAAATTCACCGGCACGCTGGCCAGCGCCGAGACGGTTCAGGTCAGCAGCATCAAGCAATTCATCATAGAAAACGCCACAACCGGCAGCTATGACCTAACCGTCGAAGTGTCCGGCGGTGCAGCAGTCACCGTTCCCCAGGGCGAAACAATGGCCATTCGGGCAGATGGCACCGACGCAATACTGATTAAGACCTTTGACCGAGATCACATCACGGAAATGGTTTACAGCTATGCAGGCGCAGCTGGCGGCACCGTAAACGCACGAACGATCACGCTCGACAGCTATACCGGCACATCATTGGTTGACGGCATGGTTGTGCGCTTTACCGTTCCCGCTACGAATACCGGCAATGTGACGCTAAACCTTAATTCGATCAGCACGACTTCGCTGGTCTATGCCAATGGCGATGAGGTAGCAGCTGGCGGATTGCCGCAGGATCAATACATCGAGGCCACATATGACGGCACACTGTCAAAATGGGTAGTTGGCGATAGCGTGGCAATGCAATTCGCAAGTGAAGTCCAGAGCATAGCAGTGCCAGCAGCAAAGACAAGTTATCATCTCATCGACACTGGCAACAACGGCCAGCTTATTCCGATTGACGCATCAAGCGGAGACGTATGGGTTGACCTACCGGCGGTTGCCACGGCTGGCGATGGCTTCCGGGTTGGTATAATTGCCCTGGATGTTTCCAATACAATCACAGTTGACGCTATCTCCTCGGAACTTATTAACGGCTCGTCAACGGCAAGGACGATTGATCGCCAGTATGACGTTTATTGGTTCAAGTGCGATGGGACGGAATGGTTTATAGAAAGCGCGCATGAGCCAGCCAATGAAGCGCGACTTGATACCCTAGAGAGCAGGTACGAAACATTTATCATGGCCTGCTCACCCATTGATGAGGATTTAACCACCGGCACCCATGTTGCATACTTTACTATGCCTTTCGACTTCACAGTAACACATGTCTTTTGCGACGTTTCCGTTGCGCCCACGGGTTCAGCAATTACGGTTGATATTAACGATGGCGGCGGCAGTATTCTATCAACCAAGCTAACCATTGATGTTTCAGAGACATCCAGCCGATCAGCAGCAACAGCAGCCGTTATTTCTGATAGCACCATTTTAGCAGGTTACAGGGTTAGCGTTGATATTGATGCAGTTGGTTCGACCGTTGCCGGTCAAAACTTAACCGTTACCGTTGCGGGAAATTACACATGAGCATGATAATCAACCCATACGCGCTAGGCGTGGCAAACTTTGTGCAGTTTCACGCGATTGATTACGGCATAACAACGTCAGGGCATACAGCGTTTGGCGATACATTGAGCATTGGGGCAGAGCCAACAGGCAACAACCGCAGGTTTGTTTTCTTACTGGCTGGCGGCAATGACGACTCCGCGCAGTATATGGAATACACTTCAATTCCCATTGCTGGCGTTAATGGCACAGCCGTAACCAGATCAGGAGATCGCAAAAGTTTTACCTCAATTTGTTACCGGGAAGTTTCATCAGGAACAACGGCATACTGCGTGACAGATTATGTGGGAGTTTCCCCGACCATTGGTAATGCTTTTCTGATCGCCGTAACTATTCTGACCGGCGCAGACGGCTTTACTATTGTGGATAGCGGCAGCGCCGATGATGGATCAACAAGCCTTACCGTATCAACCACACTTACTGGCATGGGCGACGGACACGCTATCCTTGCAGTTGGCTCAATGCGCGAGGGCAATAGTTCGATCCCCGTCGGCGTCACAGAAAGACTAGATACAGGAACAAGTTCCCAAGTAATAACTTGTGGCTATGACTTCGGCAAGGCAGCAGACACCAGCCAGAGTGTCGGCTTTAACCCAGCATCCAGTACGTCTATAGGCATTTCCGCCGTAGCAATACAGCCAGCGTAAAGGGCGACGACATGCCAAAACTTCCAGATTACAAAGATGCAAAAATTGGTGACGAGGAATTTAGCGACGAACCTCTAACACCAAGAGAGTGTAGGGACTTCCGCAGGATGAACGCGGAAGAAAAACGAGTTAGGTGGTTCTGGATAACAGCAAAGAATACCGCGCTTTGGATTACGGGTATTCTCTTTGCAATCAGTTTAGTTTGGGAAAAGCTGAGATATGGTGTAAAGGCTTTAATGGGAATACCACAATGAAAAACCAACTATTACCAGCCGTCATAGCCCTAACGCTTGTCAGTGGCGCTATTTATGGTCACGTTCGGTTTAATCATTCACAAGATGTAAGGGAAGCCGCCCACCTATACAAACAGCCTTGGTTACAGGTTGAATTTATTGTTCCAGATTTCAAAATAGGCGATAATGTAACGGTAAACTACACCCGAAACATTTTTATCAAGACCAGTTTAGACTGGATTGCGGAAATGAGAGACGCCAGAACCCATGAGACGGTTTGTTCAGCTGGCGGAAAGGCGCTGGTTTCACCAGAAGAACCAGCCTTCTACCCGTTTGAACTTTCTGATTTGTGGGGAGAGGCGACGTTAACCTCACCACCACCTTGCATGTATGAACCGGGCGATTATTACCTGCAATTTGTCTACGTGACGCCAGGGCGAAAAGATCACTTCGCACAATCAAATATTTTCACAGTCAAACCACGCACATAAGGAGCGCGAAAAATGAAACCGTTTGCTACCACACTTTCTGAAAAAATCTTTCTTGTTGTTTTCTTGGTTCTTGTTGTTCTTGGAGTGGCCGCTATTGCCACAGAACGGGCAGAGGCGGCAGACAAAGAATGTAAAACAGCCGACGAGGTTCATGCACTAGCCATTTCGGGCTTGCCGGAAAAAGTGCAAAAGACAATTTCCGTTCGAAAACTTCCACAGGACAAGGTTGACCAATTTGTAGCGGCAGTTAATTCATTCGCAGGGCCAGATATAGTGGGCGACGCATTGACGTTTATGTCAACGCCCGAACTACCCGGCCTCACCTACGTTATAAAGGGCATAGACGGTTGCTTTACGGGCGAGGTTGTTCCCAATGAAACAATGCGAAAAATCTGGCTGCAAGCGCAGAAAATGCTTAATAAAGGCTATAAACCCGAAAGTAAGGAACAAGGTGCATGAGAGTTAATAGAGCGGGACGAGAGCTTATTAAGGCCGAGGAAGGCTGGCGATCAAGGGCATACCGCGACACTGGCGGCATATGGACTATTGGTTATGGCCATACGTCAGCCGCGGGATTGCCAAAGGTCAAGCAGGGAATGAAGATCACCCGCGCGGAAGGCGAAAAGATATTCCGCGAGGATTTGCGGAAGTTTGAACGGGCTTGCACCCGGCTTTTGCCCGATCTAAACGAAAACCAATTCGCTGCAATGGTTTCATTTTGCTATAATGTCGGCGTAAGCAAATTCAGGAAATCGTCAGTCTACGAGCAAGCCAAGGCAGGCAATCACAAGAGAGTGCCACAACGTCTGAATTTGTGGGTTAAAGGCCGCAACAGGCAAGGTAAGCTGGTCACATTGAGGGGATTAGTCAGACGGCGGGCAACAGAAGGTGCGCTATACGCCAAGCCTGACCGGCGCGCGGAACGCGACGAAGAACAGAAGGAAGCTCTTGAGGCGCAACAGACCGAGAGCATCGAGCAAGACACCGGAGAACCAATGCTGAAATCAAAGACGGGCTGGTCAGCCGTTGGGCTTAGTGGCATTGCAGCAGGCACCAGCGCGGCGTCAGAAATTGCAGACAACACAATGTCAATGATGGATTACGTTCAAAGCCCCGCAGTATGGCTTGCCATACTATGTATGGCGCTTGGCGGGTTTATTGTTTGGGATAGATGGATTAAAAAGAAGGAGTTTGGCGCATAATGTTTGGATTTGCAGTACCGGCTCTGGTTTCTAACGTGTTCAGGTTCTTTTCAACGCCGCTTGGGCAGTTTATCGGCGTCGCCATGCTTATTGTCCTATTGATGGCCGGCACGCACTGGCGGGCTACAAACAAGGCAAATACACTCTGGGAAGTTAAGATCGAAAAGGCCCAGGAAGCCGAGAAGCTACGGCAGGCCCGCATTACGAAAGAAATCCTAGAGACGGCAGATAAAAGGGCGCTACAAGCCGAACAGGAATTACAGAAAGCACAGGAATTGTTAGATGATTACCTATCAGAACTTGAAGAAGTCGAAGGCGGCGGCGATTGCGATTGCAGCGTTAATAAGCATGACGTTGACAGGTTGCGGAACATCTTACAAGGCACCACCGGGCGCAATTAACATTCCGAAACTGCCCGCACGACTAAAGGCGCCGTGCAAGCATCACAAGCTAAAAGAGGGCGAACACTCAAAGTCGGTCGCGGCCAAATTGGCGCTAGACTTCGCAAAATGCAAATCGAAACACGGGCAAACCGCAAAGTTTTACGGCGACACCCGAAAGAAATTCAATAGGAAGGCCAAATAACATGAAACCCTTTCCCATTGAAGTACCGCCAGGCGTTGTTAAGGTAGATAGTGAATACTCACTTTCAGGCCGTTACATTGATACGCAATGGGTACGATTTTCACGCAACAAGCCGGAGAAGATCGCTGGATGGGAGAAATTCGCAGATACGACATTCACCGGCACTTGCCGCACAATGCTTGCATTCCGCGATTGGTCAGATAGTGAACTTTATTGCTTAGGCACTGAATGTAAATTGCTTGTGCTGGACGTCGATAAGACGTTTACGAACATCACCCCAATAGACGCATCGGGAACACTTGCAACAGACCCGTTTGCGGTCGTGGATACAGAAACCACAGTCACAGTCACCCACACAGCGCACGGCAGAGGCGAAGGCGACAGCGTAACCTTTGGCGCGGCGTCAGCTGGCGGCGGCATTACCATTGATGGCGAATATGTTGTTGTTACCGTTCCAGACGCAGATACCTACACAATCACGCACACAAGCGCAGCCACATCGACAGACGCGACCACTGGCGGCGCATCAGTCACCTACAGCTATGAATTGTCATGCGGGAACGTAGACGCAGTATATGGCGGCGGCTACGGCGTTGGAACATACGGAACCGGCACCTATGGAACAGTACGCAGCAGTACGAGTTTTGTTCAGAACCCTCGTATTTGGTATTTACAGCCATACGGCGAAGATGTTTTGGCAATGCCTAGTAATGGAAACCTCTATCTGTATGACACCAGCGCAGGCGGCGCGGCAGCCGTTGTCGCAAACGCACCCACAAACAATCGCGGCTTCTTTGTCACAGAGGAACGGTTTATTGTTGTATTCGGATATGGCGGCGAACCCATGAAAATTGGATGGCCAGAGCAGGACGACAGAACCAGCTGGACACCATCAGCAACCAACACAGCAAACGTGCGTACATTGCGCTCTGGAACGAACTTAATCGCAGGAACGCCATTAGCGGCCCGGTTGAGCTTGTTATGGTCAGATACCGCACTGTATGAATTGCGGTATACCGGATCGAGCGCGATCAATGAAACCCGGCGATTAGGGACAGATTGTGGAATTATCGGCCCAAACGCTTTTGCAGTTGCAGCTGGCGCGGCTTACTGGCTGGCGCCGGATGGAAAGTTTCGCATGTTTAATGGTTATGTTTCAACAATCCCGACTGACGAGGACGTTCGCGATTGGGTAAGCAGCAATCTAAACACCTTGCAGCAGACCAAAACAACATGTGGATACAATGCGGCGAACAACGAAGTTTGGTGGATCTTCCCCACCACCACCGACGAACCAGACACATATGTTGGCGTTGACCTGAAAGATTATTCTTGGATAGTCGGTAGCATCACCCGCACAGCATGGGCAAACAAAGTTTCCGGCGATGCTTTGCCGCTTATGTGTGGCTCTGATAGCTACCTATACCAGCACGAAACCGGATTAGATGCAGACGGCGCTGCACTTCCTTGGACGTTTGAACTCGCACCAATTGATATTGACGACGGTTCAAGCACAATGGATTTATCAGGCCTTTATCCTGATTTTCAGCGCCATGTGGGCGATATTGTCTTAACAATCACCGCTAAAGACATGCCAAGCGATGCAGACGACGGCTTAGAGGTTGTCGAAAAGATCATATCACCTGGCGATCTGCAAGCAGATGTATGGATGGCCGGCAGACAGATTGGCCTAAAAATGGAAGGCTCGACCATTGGAGGCGACTTCCGGCTAGGCAAACCCCGCGTATTGGCTCAACAATCAGGTTCAAGACGATGAGAGAAACAGCAATAGGTCAGCCACGCGATGAAAAAGACATGGCATGGGCGATCAAGTCATTGATTGATCTGGCGCGCGCAAGCGGCGAGCCAGGCGTTGTAGAGGACGTTTTTAACGACCTGACAGTCACCAACGCCACACCGACACTATCGCTTGACGTATCCACGGCCACAACAGCCGATCTAGCAAACTTTGTGGCAGGTATTGTCGAAAGTATTAAATCCAGAGGAACAAAGGGAACTGAATAATGCCATTTTCATTGGGATCACAACCGGGAGCGTTTGATATAAGCGCGATCTTGAAAGGCCTGCAAGGCGGCGACAAACCGCAAGAGGGCGGCCCACAGGCGCTTGGCGCGCTTGGCGGGCTTGCTAAGATGGGCAAGCCAGAGGCACCACCCATCGGCGCACATGGATCAGCTATGGGTAATATCTCAAGCCTATTCGGCGGCCAAGAGGCGACAGGCGGGCTTCCCGCGCTTATTCAGATGCTTCTGGGAGGCCATCAGCAGCAGGCGGCAGGCGCACCACAGCTTGACCAGATGTTACCGCAGCCACCTTCGGCAACATACGGTCAAGGGCCAGGCGGCGAATTTGATTTTGGCGTGGCCACAAACCCACTGGCAAACGCTGGTCAGGCGCAGCCAGAGGAAGATAAGGGCAACAACAACATGTTCAAAAAGCTGGGTTTGTTTGGAAAATGATTGTAACTAAACTTCCATTGGAACGAATGGATGGCTTGTTGTTGCTCTTGTCACAGATGCACAACGAGATAGGTCACTTTGATCTTGATGCAAAAAGAATGGAAAAATCAGTACGTGACACCCTGAAAAACGGCCATGTTCTAGGTCTATGGAACGAAAACAAAAGCCTGATAGGTTCAATCGGGCTTTATTGGTTTCGCCCCTGGTACACCGAGCAAACGGTATTGGCTGATAGGTGGGTTTACGTTGATGAGAAATTCAGATCGTTCAAGGCATTTGATACTTTAATGCAGGCCGCAATCGACACGGCGGCTCTTAACGCATTACCTTTGATAATTCAACTACATTCTGTTAAAGATACGGCACGCAAAGAGTTTTTATTCGAGAAATACTTAAAACAGACTTCGCGAGCCTACAATATCGACGCCACACAATCAGGCGGCGCATTTTTACATAACTAAGGAGGCTCTATCATGGGTTGTTTTTCAGGCAAAAAAGGCAAGAAAAAGACAGAGGTTAAACTGCCGGAGCATATCACGGCTGGATCAAAAGACGTTATGAGCGCAGCGAACGCAGAAGCCGGGCGCGCGTATCAACCATACGAATACCAGCGCGTAGCAGGATTTTCTGACGATCAGCTGGCGGCGCAGGACGCAATACGCGGGATGAAGCCAAGCACAGATTACGACGTCGCAGGTTCGCAGGCGATGGACGCAATCAACAGAGAAGGCTTGACGTTTGAGAACGGCAACTTGCTCGACGACAAGCAGGGCGGAAATCTTGACGCATACATGAACCCTTACATAAATCAGGTTATCGAGCGGGCGATGGCTGGGTTTGACCGCGAAGGCGCCAAGGCGCGCATGGGAGTGAACCAGCGCGCCACCCTTTCCAATTCGTTCGGGGACGCACGGCACGGCGTTGAAGGCGCTGAAATGGAACGGAACTTGATGAACACCAAAGGCGATTACATGGCCAACGCGCTACGTGACGCATTCAGCAATGCCCAGGCAATGAAGGGCGCTGACATGAACCGCGACCAAACAGCCTTCAATTCCAATGTTTCTGCACAGGAACAGGCGTTGCAGAGGATTATTGCCGGCAACAGAGGCGAGCAGGGCCAGCACGCAGCATGGGCAGACATGCTTGATAATAGCGGTCGCAAACAGCAATCAATGGATCAAGTGTCGTTTGATACGGCTTACCAAGACTTTCAAAACCAACTTGGCCACGGCAAGGCGCAGGCTGAATGGCTTGCAAGCATCCTTGGCGGCTTACCTATGCCTACCACAACAACAACTACCGAGAAGGCACCGCAAGGATCAACCGTTGGGCAGATCGCGGGCTTGGCTGGTAGTGTTGGATCGCTGTTCGTTTAATAGGAGATTGAGACTATGGGTTTATATGATTTTTTCGGCGGCGGTAACGCGGGCAATGAATCCCCTCTGCCCACTGGCGGCAGCTTGCAGCCTGCCTGGCGCGCTATGTTGGAACAGCAGTTAGACCCGGATGCACAGAAACGAGCGCAGATCGCAGAGGCATTGGCGGCGTTTGGAGCATCAGCCAGCGCAAACACTGGCGACGCCCTTGGAGCTATTGCACAGGGCGCAGGCGCAGGCGCGAACGCATACCACGCAAGAGGCCGCAAAGATAAAGACGAGAATTACAAGAAGGTCGGAGAACAAGCAGAGTTTGAGGCTGACGAGAAGGCGCGCAAGGAACGCTTGCGGATTATGAACGAGCGCCTGAAACTTGCTGGCCTAGATAGCGCAAGCAGCCGGCGGATCGCAGACGCAGCCGAGCTAAGAAACTCGCAGCTGCACAAATTCGATCTTAAAGAAATCTTGGAAACCATCACCGGCAAGATTGCAGGAACAAACGCAGACAATCAAGTCAAAGTAACAAACGCACAAATAAACAAGGACACGGCACCAGACGCGATAGCAGGCACAAACGCAAAAAATCAAGGCTATGTAACAGATCAAGCCGTTAATTCCGCAACACAACCCGCACAGGTTGATAAGATCATAGCAGACAGCGCAAGCGCAGTTTCAAATGCAAACGTCGCACAAGGAACAGAACAGTCCAATATTGACGGATTGAACGCTAAACAAGACGACCTGGTAATCCAAAACAAAAAAAACAAGGCGGTAAGCCCATCAGACATAGCTGCCTCCATTATGAAAAACCAAGAATATCTAAACCTTGGCCCCACCAGAGAAGCAGCAGGGAGGCTGAAACTCGAAACAGATCGCGACGCAAAGCGTTACGCAGCACAAGAGCAGGCCCGCAAGCGCGAAAAACACACAATGTCCAAAGAATCGCACAAAGCCTTGATGGATAAAGCCAAGCGCGACATTCAAGCCCACAAGCGATTGATGGAAGGCAAAGGCAAAACTACGTTTGACAGCATGAAATTTAAAGAAACGCTGGTTGATAAGTATAGAAAGTCGATCAATCCATTCGGCGGCGTAATCGAAGGCGAGGCATTGAAGGCGGTTGAAGATTACGAGGCAGCCGTCGCGGCGCAGTTAGGGCTAGAGCAGGCACCTAAAGCCGCTAACTATGACGACATTACACTTGAGCAGGCAATCGCCCACAAGAAAAAACGTCAAGCCGCCCAAAAATAAACAAACAAGGTTATTTCCTCATGGATTTATCAATTCTAAGTGACGAAGAACTCGACGCCTTAATTGCACAGAAACAGGCCGAGGCGGCGGCAGCCCCCGCGCACACGCCAGAAGTGCAGGCAAACGTCAACGCGCTAGACGCATTGAGCGACGAAGAACTTGACGCCTTAATTGCGGCGAAACAAGCCGAAGCACCCACACCAGAAGCATCCACACCAGAAGCCATAGCGGAACCCGTCATTGAGACGGAGACGCCAGAACTAACACCCGACCAGGTAGACAAAGCCTTGCCCGGATTTTTTGGCGGGCTTGTTGGCGGCCCCGATATTCTGCCCGTTGTCGATCACGTTAAGCAGATCGCAGGCGGCACGGTTGATGAAGTCGGCAATGTTCTAAAATCAATGGCCGCATCTTCCGCAGCCTACAAGACGACACCGGACTACCAACCAGTACCCGATCATGTATTCGGCGCACTGGACGCGGCAAACCCTCCACCCGAAACACCAGACCGTCCATTGAAGGATAGCCCGCTATTTCAGGCCGGCCAAGATGTGAACGATTGGATTGAGGAAACGATCCCGAACAATCCAGAACTATTTGGCGGCGGTCTATCGCGCGGGCTTGGCTCATTTGTTCCATATGCGGCGTTGAGCGCATTAGGCCCACAAGGCTCGGTTGCTGGTGGTATTATGGGCATGGCCGGGCAGGGCGGCGAGGCTATAGAGCGCGCAGAAAATGCTGGCGTATCAGAGGAAGATATGAGAACCGCACACAATGCGGCATTCCTAATTGGCGCAAGTGAGCAAATCTCTGCCGACTTGGTATTAAAAAAGCTGGTCAAGGTTGCGGGCAAAGTACCCAAGTTTGGCAAGATATTAGAACCCGTCCTAGAAACCCTGGCATCCGGCACCACAGAGGGATTTCAAGAGGCGCTTCAAACTTGGTCGCAAAACGTAGTCGAATTTTTGACATATGCAGAGGACAAAGACCTATCAGCCGACGTACTCGAAAGCGGGCTTATGGGCTTTGGCGTTGGCGGGATTGTCGGCGGCACAACGGAATTTGGCCGCAGGTTAAAAGCCCGCAAGAAGCAAAACGCACAGGATGCACTGGATAAGGAGAACCAAGACAAGATTGACCGCGTGCGAACCGGACTATCCCCGGCAGACGCACGCGCACGCATGGCAGAGCGTCCAGACATAGAGATAAACGACCCCATCGACCCGAACGACCCACAAATCGACCCCAATGACCCACAAATCGACCCAAATATACCCAAAGGCCCAACAACACCGAAAGGTGGAAGCCTGCACGGAGGAATGGATTTAGGAGACACCCTTGCAAGTGATAGTCAAAGTGCTGGCAATGTGGCTGGCGTACAGGATCAGCAACCGCAGGAGAAGGAGAAGGTAGAAGATGATGAGCCATTTGTTGCTTTGGGATCAGACGAAATTCTGGCTATGGACGGCGACGAATTACGGGCTTATGAGGAAAGGCGACAGGCACATGAAGCTAAAGGCAGTAAGAAGAAGCCCGCGAAGGTCGAAAAGCCGGAGGACATGGACAGCGTTCGCGCACAGGTTGACCCCGAACCTACTGAGAAGCAGAAAGCAGCAGAAAACTACAAGCAGGGACACATTCAAAGTTTCAAAGAGGATGGGTTCGATCTAACCATTGAGACTGTCAAAGACGGAGAACGCAAAGGCACCGACAAAGACGGCAATGAGTGGTCTGTCAAAATGCCTTATGACTACGGCAAGATCAAGCGCACGGAAGGCGCTGACGGCGACGCGGTTGATATTGGCATTGGTGACGACCACGAAACCAAAAAAGCATTTATACTAGACCAAAACGATCCCGAAACCGGCGAATTTGACGAACACAAGACGTTTGTTGCAATGTCCAGCAAAGAAGAAGTCCTTGAGAAATACCGCAAATCATTCAGCGACGGCAAGGATCGCGTTGCTTCTATCAATGAAACAACCGTTGATGGCTTGCACGATTGGGCAAAGAACGGCGACACCAAGACCCCATACGCAGATCAGGTAAAAAAAGCCGCCACGCTAAAAGATTTTGAGCGAGATCACGGCTTTGCTATGCGTGACAAGGTTGCGAAGGCCGGGATTGACATTAACGAATACACCCCGGAACAGACAAACGCAGCAGTTAAGGCACACACCGTCAACGACGTTCCACTGGCTGACGCATTCACCAAGGCCAAAGCTGATAGTGAAAAAGCCTTTGAGACGGCAAAAGGCAAGATTGCCGAATATATTGCCAAAAATCACAATTCCCTTATTCCTGCCAATGTTGCAAAGAAACTACACATTACCGAGGCAGAGGCCGATAGCCTGCTATCAAAGCAGGTCGGCGCGGGATTGCTGGAACGCGATAAACTTGGCACGAAATACAAGCGAAAGGCGAAGGCATCCACAAAACCCGTATCGCTCTTGCAGCGCATAGGCGAACTTGGCGGCATTGATCTAAAGAAGGATACCGGCGAGCTTAAAGCAATACTGGATGGCAAAAGCACATTCATTGGCGGCAAGCACGCAATCAGCAACAAAGGCCAATGGTCGCTAGACGATATGCGGCAGAAGTTAGCCGACGAAGGTTATCCCGTTGGTGTATCAGACACCGATACAGATGCAGGCGGTCGATCAGACTTGCGCGCGATACTGGAAGCAATTGAGAATGAAGTTTCCGGCAACAAGCAATACAAGGCCGAC